AGAACTAGATGGATCTATAAGTATAAAAGATCTTCATTATAAAAAGTATGGTTGGAGAGAAGTACCTTATAAAGCTATAAAAGTAATTGATGGAGTACACTATTCACATCACTTACCTTCAGGTATTATGGGTTCAGCTATATCTGGTGAGAACGTAGCAAGAAGTATATTAAATAAACATAAAGTTTCTGCAACAGTAGGTCATAGTCACTTAATAGATTATGCTGTATCTACATTACCTAGTGGTAAAAAACTACATGCTTTATCTGCAGGATGTTATTTAAATCATACAGAACATTTTGCTAGAGATACTCAGCATATGTGGTGGAGTGGATTAATAGTTAAAAGGGAAGTAAGTGATGGTAATTATAATATGGAAACAGTAGATATTAAAACTGTTAGGAGGTTATATGGTAAAAGATAAACGTACATATAATTCATTGAAAGATCATGCTAATGATATGTCATATGAAAATGAAATACCGTATGATAATGTTAATTCTCCTGCTCACTATAAATATGGTAAGAAAGAAACTATAGATGTTATACGAGATTGTATGACTAATGATGAGTATCATGGGTATCTTAAAGGGAATGTACTTAAATATGTTTCGAGATATAAATTTAAGGGAGAACCTTTAGAAGATTTACAAAAAGCTAATTGGTATTTAAATAGATTAATAAAGGAGGTCAGTAATGGGGCAAGTTAAACAAGCTTTAATTGAGGTAGAAGATTTTGTTGCAGGTTGTTTGAAACAAGGTAGAACTTTGAATCAAACTATTAGAGATGCAAGAGAATCTGAAGCTGCGAAATCTAATCCTTATCTTGATGATGAGGAATTAGTAGAAAATAAATACTATCAATTTAAAGGTCAAGAATAAAAGGAGAAAGAAAGATGACTAATAACTCAAAAGAAAAACAAGTGCCTATAAATCCCCGAACTTACTTAATAAATTCTGTACAACTTACAGAGATTATGAAGTATTTAATGAGCAGACCATATGCTGAGGTTGTTAAACTAATGAATATGCTTGCAACACTGAATCAATTAGATCCAAAGATTGGTGCAGATTTTGTGAAGAAGCAAAACGATGGAGCCTCTGATGGAAAAAAATAATATATCAAAGCACACAGGACTATTGTTTGAATTAAAGATTGGACTCAATAAGGAGAACTCTATTGTGATAGATTATGGTGGAAAACCTGTAGGTAAGATTAGAGAAGCTTTAAAAGATTTTAAATATCAAGCTAATTTATGTGCTGCTATCATTAATCATGCCAATAGTGTTGGTAGAAAATTAGAAGATGACATTAAAAAAATGATACAGACAGTTTAATGAATCCAAAACAAATGAAAAAGATTCGGTACAAAGCAAAAAGAATCTTATTGGAGTGGGTTAAGCATGTAGTTAAGAAAGAACATCAAGGTAATATAACACCTGAAAAATTTAAAGCACTACTAAATACTGTAAGTTACAAATGGAATGGTACAACTAAAGTACTACAACCTATGTCTTACAGATGGTTAGTACAAACTTTAAAGAAAAATCCAGAAGCAACTCTAGAAGATATTGAAAAACTTATTGAGCCTTCTGAGAGAACATTAAGGAGAGAACGTATGGCAAGAGAAGGACCTATAGCATTTTAAGTTTTGGTCACTGAAGAAGTTGCACCAAAAAAAAAGGCACCCTTAAAGAGTGCCTTAGTGTTGCCTAGATGGGGGAGTTAATAGCTCCCCTTTTTTGTTTTAAATACTTTATTTAATATCCATTTGATTCCTCGTATAACATAACCTCTAATAAATTTACTAAAAGCATATCTTATTATCCGTACAACTATAAGTATTGGAGAACTTAATATATCAAATAATATTAAAAAAATATCAACAGACATATCAATGATATTGTCACTGTTAATTATTCTTTTTAATCTTTTACGGTTTAGGTGGAGTGTAGCTATCACCTTTTAATAACTCGTGTTTACTTTCTGGTTCTTCTTTACCTATATTTAATTTTTCAAACATTTTCATAAACCAATCTTTAACTGGCATACCTTGACTTTCGTTATCTATATCCCAAGTTTTTCTACCTAGTTCATTCCAATACTGATGTTCATCGTATAGTTCACTAACAGTTAATCCCTGTAATCTATTAGTTTCAAATGTTTTATCATCATCATTACCTTGATCATACTTCAATCCACCTGTAGGATCACCAAACATATTTAAAGTTATCTCACCCATTAATTTTTTCTTTAAAGTTTCACCATCATTATACCCCTGTTCCCATTGTGTATATCTTTCATCTATAGTAGATGGTGGTATTTTAATATCTGTATCTTGATTAGATGAAGCTATGTCTACATTACCTTCAGTATCTAAAGTACTAGTTAGCTTCTTTTGACCTAGTACATTTTCAGTTTGTTTATTTATATCTGCCATGTTATTTAAGTTCTCCGTTTGAGTTATTATTGAAACTCTTTTATTATATATATTTGTAAGTTTATTAGCATATTCTGTATCAACTATATTATATGTACCTTGTAGTAATTCAATTTGATTTTCTATAGGTGCACCAGATATTATAGCTTCTTTTAAATTTACATATCTTTTATTATTATTAATTAAATTAAAAAAATCTACAATATTATCTTCTATACTATCGTAGACTTTAACTGATGCAGGGGGATTACCTTGAGACATTATATATTTTTCTGTCTTTAAGTTTCCTGCATGTCTGCCCATATAATTTTTAGCTTTCTTTGCAGTTGGTGCATTTTTAAAATCACCATAGTCACTTTCCAAAGATGCAATAGTTGTAACTAATGCAGGGTCTACCATTCTTTCAAATGATCCTTCTGGATAAGTACTTTGTACTTCAATTACTTTATCATAAAATAATTTTGGAAAATTATCTGCTGCCATAACATTTAAACTTATTAATAAAAAAATTATTGTTAGGATTTTTTTCATAGGCTGTCATTTTTTTAACTCCTTAAAATGATAATCATAACTACCTTCTTCATGTTCATCAGTTATCCATTTAGAACTAGTTTCAACTGACCATCTTCTAGTATTTACTAATCTATTAATTACAGGCTTTTTATCTAAATCAGTACCCATAGATGCATCGTAAACTCTTAGTCTATTATTAGGTTGTATAGCATAATTACCATCATCTAGTTGTAATACATGCCCACATTTATGTTGATCTGGTTTTTCTGCATAACCAAAATTTAATTCATTGTAATCACCTGCACACCAATCTATTGTAAATAAATATTTACCTATTCGTTTTACTTTACGTCTAGATATATACTGCATTTTAGAACCTGACAGTTCATAGAAAGTAGTTACACCTACATTATAACTAAAACTATCCCACATAATTAACTCATTAAGTGGTAGTTCTTTTACATTAGGTTCTTTACAAAATGCAGATATAGGTGCTCTCCACCATAACCCACCATCTTCCATCATAAAATGAAATAGTGGTACTTGATTAGGTATAGAACTAAAACCAAATACTGCACACGTGAAGTACTTATCGTGTGAATCTTTTTGATCTCTTAAGTAATTACCTCTAACATAACATTCAATTATAGGAATGTTAGCATTTAAATACGCCATGTAAGTATCTATTAGTTAGCTAGAGGATTTGATGTACTTACTTTAATTTCTTCTATCTGTATTTTTAATAAATCTATTTCTTTTTCTACAATTTTAACTGCAGTATTATCATGCGAATGTGATGTATCATGTGAGTGAGAAGTGTCTGCATTTTCTAATGCAGTTACTTTTTCTTCTAATACAGCTATTTCTGCTGACCAATCTTTACCACCACTGGCACCTTCTAATGCATCTAGCTTAGTTACAATCTCTCCGTATTTAACAAAGCCACCACCGATTGCTGCGATAACACCTAGTAGTGCTGCCACACCTGCTAATTGATTTTTTATTTTATCCATTTTTTAATATCTCCAATTCATATAATAGTTGTTGTTTAATATTATCGAGGTTTCTTAGTTGTTGTTCTTTTATAAATACTGGGTCTTCCTGTATATAAGAAGTTAAACTCGTATCAGGATATAACTGTCTGTTATCAAATATGTTTAATTGATTTAGATATAAATTTTTTGGTTTATAAAATTCTGTATTCTCATAAACTATCAATGATGCTTGATCACTTGCCATTGCATCTAATTTAATTATATTTTTAATTTGTAAATTCTTTGAAATGTCTTTAATATCTTTATCAATTTTATCCATAATTTTTACCAAGTTAGTTTTGATTGTTTCTTTCTGTCGTATTTCTTTTTGTTTGGCAAGCTTCTTAGTTTGAACAGTGGACTTCTTAGTAGTCTCGCCAGTAGATTTCTCTTCTTTAATTTCTTCTTTTGCTTCTTCAGATTCTTCATTTATAATTTCTTCTTTAGGCTCTTCTTTAATTTCTTTTTCAGGTGCACTAGCCATTTTCTCTGGCTCTTCCTCAATCATCTCCTCTTCTTTCATAGTAGGTTCTTCTTCTACCATTTCTTCTTCCATTGCTGGCTCTTCTTCAGGAGGAGGTGGTAAGAAACTAGATATTAATTCATTAGTCTCTTCAATAATTTCTTCTTCTGGTATGCTAGTAAACATAGATGTAGTCATAGGTTCTTTACCCATAGCTTCTTCTTCTATTTCCATAACAATTTCTTCTTCAAAAAATTCTTCTTCGATTTCTTCAACCATCATAGCCATAGATTTAAACTCTAACTTAGGTTCTTCCATAGGTTCTTCAAGTAACTCAAATGTAAACTCTTCTTCAAATTTAAATTCTTCTTTAAATGTTTGCTCTATTCTTTCAAAAGATAGTTCCTCAAACATCTCTTCAAATATTTCATTTATCTCATCTGTAATTTCATTAGATAATACAGAAGTATCATAGGTCATA